AAAAAAAAAAAATTAGCAAAAGCGTATAAATGCAAAAAACTCAAAAACTTAAAAAAAACTCAAAAACTTAAAAAAAACTCAAAAACTTAAAAAAAACTCAAAAAAAATCAAAATGCAAAAAGGTGGAATTTTAGTTAATCGTTCATTTTGCAAGTCAGGAACTGAACAAGTTCCCCGTCCATCATTAGATCCGCGTCAATATAGTAAATCATCAAGAATAATGAGCCCAGCATTTGAATTATTATTATCAAGTGATGAACCATTTCAATTAAAACCCGAAAATATAAATAAATTTCTTGAATTTAAAAGAGAAAATAATAAATGGTTTAAATTTGTTATATTTGAATTTAATAAAATAAATTATTTATATGTAATGTTTGGAAACCCAGAAAATAATAAACATCCATTGTGTATAATTTATGGAATTAAAGAAATAGCACCAGAAATATTAACTCCAGGATTTAATTCATCATTTGACAAAATTATGATACTTAAAGATAAATTAAATAATGATGTGATTTCAATTGATGTAATAGATGAAAATAATGAAATAATTACAGAATTTAATGCTCAATTATTTGCAAACTTTCAATGCATGAAAGCAATTTCTGCTGGTTCAGGAACTATTTTAGAAGATGGTTCACTTTGTATAAATAATAAATCTGGACATTTTAGACCGGCGTACGCTGATTTGGAGATTGCCAGTCATATGTTTGCTGAAATAACAGGGATGCCTGTTAGTATTCGTTTGGCTGCAGACAAAAGTCTTGTTGAAAGTGAATTAGGGCGTACAATTCAAGGATTTAAATATGACAATTATTCAGGAACTTGTTTAAAATCACAAGATAAATAAGTTTTTTTATTAGAACAATTAAAGATTTAAACAGCACAGTTTAGTGCAATTTTAAATCTTTAATAATTTATTTTTACGAGTTTTTACTGCAATGCAACGACCGGTTTTCGGGTTGAGCTCTTTACCAGGTGGACATTCCTTTGGAACCGGGTCTGTTGTCTTTTTAATTGTCTTTCTTGCACTAGCCGCTTTATCCACCGGAATTTTAATGCAACGACCGGTTAAAGGGTTCAATACTTTGCCAGGCGGGCATTCTTTGATTTTATTCTGCAATTCTTGCACTAACGCATCCTTTTTGTCATGTATTATTTGCCGAACAGTTTTAGCCGCTTTAACCTTTACACATCGTTTGGTTTTAGGGTTTAACTCTTTTCCAGGAGGGCATGCATTTTCTGGCGGGTTATTTGGTAGCGAAACAGGTTTTAACGGCGGCGTTGACATTGGTTGTGGAGTTGGTGGTGTATTCATTGGCGAATTAAAGTTTAAGAACCGCATTTTATATTTTTTAAGTACGTTTATTTCTAATTGATTATTTATAAATTCTCTCGTACGAGTGAGGTTTTGTTCTAAATCGCGTAACTGTTTATGCTTTAAAAACGTTAGCCGGTCATCTATTGCATTTGGATTAGTTGCGGATAGCATTTCAATATTTATGATTATTTTCATTTTTTGTTTCATTAAAGCATTCTCATGAATGTTTAATTTTTTTATTTTTTCCATATTAATTTTTGCATCACTCAACAAAAAATGAAAATAAGTAGATATTTTTTCATTAATAAATCTGGCATATCCTCTAATAATGTGCCTAAAATAATCTTTAATAGATATTTTATTATTAAATGCATTAAATACACTTGTTATTATTTGACTGCTTGTCATGCCTGGGTTTTTTAAGCACAATTCTGTGAAAAACATGCTCCATGCCGAGCAATAACCGGTTGGTTCTAATTCTAAATTTAATTTTAGTTCGGACCCTTCTTCATAAGTCTGGAACCCTTTTAAATAAGGGCACACCCGGTTTGCATCTATTAGTTCAAGCGGTGTAATGTCTTTTGCTTGTGCGGGCGTTTTGTCTTTAAATAATTCTAAATTAACGCATTCAACAAACAATTGCATAAACAATTCAATGGTCCTATTTAATTTTGTATAGCCTAAGCTACTTAATTTTCCATAAGGTTCAAAATGTTCAATATGATTAAACTGTTTGCGATAAATCAATACATTTGCGTGCCCAGATGTTTTTCCATTTGGGTAAGTTATTGATTCAGTTAACGGTATAATAATAATATTTACATCATTATTAATGCACTCTACTAATTTCCTAGCTAATCTTTCTAAATAACTATTTATTTGCGCGGTTTCTTCCGCAGAATAAACTTCTTTAATGTTTAAATTCATGCCTAGTAATTCCCAATAATGTCCGCTTGTTTCTATTAAAAAACACGGCGACTTATATCTTTTGAAAAGATACAGATAAAACATTGATTCCGTTACAGAATGCCCAATAAAAGCCGTGATTTGTTCCATCCCCTTTTGGCTTAACTTTGCTATTTTTTTGGTTATTTTTTGGTTAGACTGTTCTAATGTATATTCTTCCGGAAATTCAAGTTTAGTTTCAGCCATTGCATCCATATAATATAACTGGATACAATTATATTGCCCATTTTTTAACCGACCAATATAGTCGCAAATATTTTAATTATTCAAACGGCTGCATCCGTCGTGGACGCCCAGAAATAATAATTATGTCCGCGGATGGATAGAAAAATATTGAAAAAATAATTCCAAAATGTAATATAGATGGGTAGTAATAATGATAGTAGTGATAGTAATAGTGATAGTAATAGTGATAGTGATAGTGATAGTGATGAAGAGGATGTGAAAGCTATAAATGAAGGCAAACCAACAATCAAATGCAAAGAGCGACTGGATCCACAGATAAAAGAATTGTATCGCATATTTCAAACGCAATGCGCTACAGGAGATACGAACAAGCGTGTTCTCCAGCGTAACGGGCTTATAAAATCCATTGCGCAATATTTAGATTTTTTTGAAAAAGTGAAGGACGACATTGCGTTTGCAACCGGGGTCGCCTGGCGCCCCATGTTCTACACTTACCAAATCTCTATTATGAAAATATCGCAAAAATACTTTTATAATTACTTTGTTAAAGCGATCAACACCTCTTCTAACCCACATTTAGGGTGCGTTCCAATCAATTGGACCGCGGACCAACATTCTGTCAAACTGCGCGTAGAATACGCAATCGTAGGACAAGATGTTAAGGAAGAAGAGGAAGAGGAAGAGGAAGAAATCGTGGTGAATGGTCCGGTGCCACCGCTAAATGATGTGATAGTCATGGTTAAATACATCTATGAAGATGACACAGATTACGAAATCCGGCTTCTAAAACATATGCGCAACATGTTTGACGAATGTTATGAAAAATATGAGCTGGTAAAGCGTCTAAAAGTGGAGTTTGTTTGTTCAACCTTTAATTAATGTGGGGGTTTATATTTTTATTAATTGGCTGGTTCAAACCCATATACTTTTGCATGCTGTGTTTGTGTTTTTAAAAAATGTTCTATGATTTTTCTGTCCCGTTTGTTTTTTATGACAAACCCTTTCACGCGCACAAGTCGTTCTGCTAATTCCCTGTTTGAGCCGCTCTTTGTCACGCTATATTTTTTTGCCAGCATTTGCAAATCTTTTTTGGACGCGTTATTTTTAAGCGTTGTATTATTAACATCTTTATTTACATCTTTATTAACATTGTACCATTTATACGTGCCATTTTTATCGGGTTGAGACAAATATAGTTTGCCATCATTTCCCTTTTTTTTCATAGTTTTGCATTTATTTGCTGGATAGGGAGGCGAGTTTCTAAAAGAATATTTGGATTTTTTTAATTTTATACATTCGCTCATTATTATACATTATAGCGAGTAAAAAATAATGTGATCATTGCACTGGTTGTGCGCGCAGTGCAGAGAAGTTTGAACTACAATTATAATATGCATTCTACTTTTTCACGCTTTGAATTGTAAACCCAAATCTCGCAAGAATAACCTGCATCTTTGCATGCTTGTTGTTTTAAAAGTATGGTATCATTATCAACTTTAAACGTATAATCACTTTTTACTTCAATCATTCTATTTTGAGATGGAATAAATATATCTACATAATATCTATGAGTTTTTCCACTAGGGTCTAAATACCATATTTCTGGCACATTAACTGTTCCTACAATAATATTTTCTTCTAATATATGTTCTTTTTGTAAAAGTTCATCTAACGCATAAGGCTCATAACCCTGAACTTCTACAATATTTCCAGATGGGAAAATGAATTGTTTATATTTATAACCGGCTTTTAATACTTTATTTGCATACTCCGCATTTTGCATTGGATGTTTAACGCCATAATTTTGTATTGATGTTTGCTGAGATTTTTCTTGAATAATAATATTGCACATAGGACTATTGCCACCATACTTAATTACATTTGTTTTTTTAGTTTTTTGTTTGATTATTTCATTTTGCATTGGATGGTCTACCCCATTATTTATTAAACAGGTTTCGATTTTCTTTGCTTTTATTGTTTCATTTTGAGATGGATTATCACAATTAAATAATTGTTTGCACGTTGATTTATATTTATTTCTGTTGTTATAATTATGGTCACCATATTTTTCGAAGCTTGTTTCCTTACATTTATCTCTAATTTTTTCATTCTGAAAAGGGCAAACGGACCCATATTTTTCTAAATTTGTTAATTTTATTTTTTCTTTAACATTTTGATATTGACTTGGATATTCTACACCATATTTTTCTAAACAAGTTTTACGTTGTTTATTTTTATTAATTTGACCGGCATATTCTACACCATATAATTTTTTATTTGTATTTTTTACTCGTTCTTTTCTTAATTCACTAGTGCACCCTTTACAAAACCCATCTGTTATAGTAAGTTGTCTAAAAGTTTTACAAAACATATCATTGCACGTGTCAGTTTTACATTTGCCTTCTATTTTGATATCGCGTGTAATCTTTTCTTGCGAATAATCTTTTGATAATATAATGCTATGTTCTTCACAAAATTGCTGTAAATATTCATAATCATATTGTTGTTTGGCAGTCATGTTTTACTAATTATATTATAAAAATGAGTTTATATGTATTAAATAATAATACATTTAAATTCAATTTTATTATTATTATCAATAGCGCATCTCCGCGATTAAACCCCGAGATTTTTAATCGTTTTAATCGCGCTATCCGGCGTGACCGACATGCTATCTATTTTTTGGTCTATTAAAAATTGGCAAAACTCCGCGCTATCCGACACCTGTTGCCCGCAAAAGCCTACCTTCACACCATTTAAATGATACGTCTTAATTGCCATGCTAATCATCCTTCGATAGCTCACATTCTTGTCGTCGGACAAAAATGCGACTTTCTCGCTGTCTCTATCCACGCCAATCGTGAGCTGTAGCAGGTCGTTCCCCCCAATAGATACGCCGTCCACTAGTGGGCTGAACAAATCCGCTTCAATCACATTTGACGGGATTTCGCACATCAAATACACTTGCAGCCCATTAACCCCTCTTACCAATCCATATTTGGCCATGGTGTTTAGAACTCGCTGACACTCTTCCGGCGTTCTGCAAAAGGGTATCATGACGATTACATTGTTCATTCCCATTTGTTCCCTCGCGTATTTGATTGCGCCACATTCCATTCCAAACGCGTCCTCGTAGTCCGCCGAATAGTAGCGCGACGCCCCTCTCCATCCAATCATCGGGTTCTCTTCATTCGGCTCATAGAGTTCACCGCCTATCAAGTTCTTGTATTCATTGGACTTGAAGTCCGATAGCCGGACAATTACGTCATTCGGGTAAAACGCGGATGCAATCTTTGATATGCCGCGCGCCAAATTCTGCGTGAAATATGTCGCCCCATCCGGCTCGTCGCCCATTATTGCGCGCACCGATGCCGCAACTTCGCCGGTCAACTGTGTGTGGTTGAATAGGGCCAAAGGGTGTATTTTGATGTAATTGTTAATAATGAACTCTATGCGCGCGAGGCCGACGCCGCTATTGGGGATGAGCGAGTTTTGGAAGCTGCTTTCGGGGTTGCCGACGTTGAGCATCAGTTTGACAGGCAAAACGAGATCGCCGCTTACCTCAATATGGTCCACTTTGTGCTTAAGGATGCCCTTAAATACGTGACCGGTTTCGCCCGTGTCGCAGGAGAGTGTCGCCGATGACACGTCTTGCAACACGGTCGTGGCATTGCTGGTGCCGACAATGGCGGTTAAGCCCAACTCGCGCGCTACAATGGCGGCATGACAGGTGCGCCCGCCCTTGTTGGTGATAATGCCCGCGGCAATTTTCATGATGGGTTCCCAATCGGGGGTCGTCATATCGGTGACCAAGATATCGCCGGGGTTGAAGAGTTTGTATTCGCTCATATTGCGCAAGACTTTTATTTTGCCCGAGCTGATTTTGTCGCCGACTGCGACGCCGGATATCAAAAGGTCGCCCTTTTCAAGCAACGAATATTTTGTGATTTGCAGGGTGCTAGCCCGTTTGATGCTGTGCACGGTTTCGGGGCGTGTTTGTAAAATGTATAGCTTATTAGTGAGGCCATCTATTGCCCACTCCACGTCCACGCCAATAGGTGCGTTAAACATTTTAGAATATGCCTCTTCAATGTGCGCGACATGTCTTCCTAACATGACGACATGATGGTCGCTCAAACTATGAGACGCCTTTTCCTTCAAAGTCGTGTCCACTTCTTTTACCCCATTTTTGCCATTATATACCATTTTGCTCTGCTTGTCGCCGAGTGTTTTGCTGATAATGGGTTCATAACCGGTTTTGATGGCGCGTTTATCCAAAATGTATTCGTCTGGTTTGACGCCGCCGGACACAACGAGTTCGCCTAGTCCAAAGGCGGAATTAATGACGATGGCTTTATCGTAACCGGTTTCAGGGTCCATGGAGAACGCCACGCCGGCCGCTGCTAGATCCGCCCGGACCATTTTTTGAATGGCGACGGATATTTTAATGTCGGCGAGTTGAATGTTATGCGTTCTTCGGTAAGAGATGGCGCGGCTATTGAAGAGGGAGGCGAAACATTTTTTCACTGAATTAAGGAGGGTTTCCGTGTCGGCAATATTTAAAAAGGTGTCTTGCTGGCCGGCGAAAGAGGCGTTAGGCAGGTCTTCTGCGATAGCGCTGGACCGGACGGCGACAGGAAGATGCGAAATAGCATATTTGTCGCATAATATGCGGTAATTGTCAATAATAACCTGTCGCTGATGCTTAGTGAATTGTGAGGTAACAATTAGGTCTTTTAACAAGTTGGAAATGGTGTCAATGATTTCAAATTCGCTAAACTCATCGGCGTCGGGCGTGCTGGCGATTTTTCGTTCAATTGAATCTAGCTTTGAGGCAATTACGCTTTCTAAATTATTATTAACAATAAATTCGTCGTAGAATGCAGTGGTAATTGCGAACCCGTCGGCAATGTCAAAGTTGAGTGCGCTGGATAAATGATAAAGTTCGCCTAGCGAGCTGCATTTACCGCCTACCATAGACTTATTTTTGTAAGAACAACCCTTAAACCATATGATATCAGGCGTGTTTTTTTGAGCCATATTTCTATATATTTTATATTAGTTTTATTATTTT